AGTTTTGGCGGCAACCAGTTTATGCAGCTCATGCTGGCGATTGGTGCTGGACGCATTGAACAAATCGACATTGAACGCACAGCACTAGGACAACTGCCGCTGCGTGATTTTGTAGAAAGCAACATCTGGGCGTATTGGTCGCCTAACGGCAATACACACTACAACCAGCTTGCTAATGGCAACGACTTTAAGGATCCAACCCGCTCTGGATCTGTCAAGCGTCCAACTGCCCGTCTAAACACACTCGCTGGAACCACTGACGAGTTTGGTTTTAGTCAAGCCTATGCACCAACGACAAGCGTAGCCTGTGGTGTTACTGCTGTAATTCCAATCAATGTAGACACGCTACGCCTCAACCAAAACGGTAGGAGAAGGCAGAATAGCGTGGATACAAATCTATCTGGAGCCGGTAATTTTTGGCGTAGTGACGGTTCACGTCCATTGGTGCCTGTAGGAAGCAGATTTACCTTAAGTATTCCCAGAGCACGAGGAGAATCAGACTTGCCTGGCGACCAAGAAACAGCTAAGGCTCGACGCGGGGAGGCGTCTGCCATCTTTTCGGGAGCACGTTTTAAGATTGGCTCAGTAATTCTTCGAGTCGTAAGTATTTCTGGGTCCGAGATAGACGACGCTCCAATGTTTGCGGTATTGCAATGCGAGCGAAAAGGTAAATTTCCTAGTATCCGCTATGACGTGCGCCACTGGTTAGATGTATCCGCAAGTATAAGCAATCAACAAGCAGAAATAAATAACAACAATGCTGAAATAGTCGCTCTCAACAGCGATAAGAGAATTCTTGAATCTGTCGCCACGTCAAATGCTTACGTTTTTGGGTATATCTATCAAGGCAATTTTAGTGATGTTATCAATAGGTATGAGCGTTTTCAGCAAGGTAGTACCTTTGGTAAAGGTGACGCAAAACGCGCAATTAGCTATATTGACGAGCGCGTCGCAACACTTGAAAATCAGAACAGTGCGCTAGCGGATAAAATTAACCGCGTCCAAACATTAGGCGTGTACGAGCGTCAGGCTTTTTACTTGAAAGCCATGGCTCATATTGAAGAAGCAAACTATGCGTCTACAACATCGTGCCACGCGCTAGATATAGCACTAAAAATCAAGGCTTTTCGACGCCTTAGCGGAAGGTCCGAAGTGTATGGAGCGGATCAAATTGAGTACGACTATCGCAGTTCGCAGAATGGCTATCAACCCCGAACAGTAATGTTCCGCCTGTACTGGCGTTTTGCTGGTGCTTCAAACTATACCGACACTCCATACATATTTTGCGTGCGCGGAACAAATGAGCAGGATATTTTTACTTACCTAAAGCTGATCCATGCTAATGCGGCGTTTACTCGCCCGGAGGAAGCACGTTTTTGGGAAATCAAACTTGAACCTGTCCTAGAGCCCAAATCCGAACCAGGCGTCACTCGTTACTGCTACTTAAACCCCAACGGCACTGTCCGCCGCGTCAATGCAGGCGACAAAGAAGTTTTTATTCAATTCAACGGCAACATTTATAATTTTACCGATAAACTGCCCATCAATAAAACAGCTGATGACATCAAAGAGTGGGATCTGTTTAACTACGATGTAACCTCCCAAAGCCAATTCTCTTTTGAGCAAGGGCCTGAAATAACAATTACAGCAGTGAATGAGCAGTTGCTGCAGAGCTGGACCACCTATGGCCCATCCTTGTATAACGGTATTAGCACCTTAGGTCTCCACGTTTTTGCTTCTAAAACCACCGAGAGTCTTCGCAGCGTTAGCGCCTGGGTGACTAAAGGCAAAGAAGTTCGGCGGTTGTCGCTGAACCCAGATTCATACAACAGCACTTCTGAGATCAGTGCTTTAGTTAATAGCCGTCCTGATGGATCCTCCAGTTATGCGTCCGACATTTTCTTAGATACTGTTTTGGATCCCGAAAACGGCATCGGTCAGTACGCCGATATTCATTCTGTAGATGTGCCGCAGTTAGCCACGACAAAACGGTTTTGTCGTAAGAACAAGCTGTATATGGACGGCGTTATTGCCGACCAACGTAGCTGGCGCGAGTTCTGGGCGCAAACCGCACCGTTCAGTTTGCTGGAGTTTGCCAAGATTGGTGGCCGTGACACGCTTGTGCCTGGCGTCCCCTATGACAGATCTACTGGCGCTATAGATCCGATGCTTGCAATTAGTGCCTTATTTACATCGGGGAATATCCTTGAAGACTCATACAAAGAAGAATTTATTGATTACGGCGCCAGTGTTCAAGACACTATCGTTACCGCTGTTTTTCGTGACACAACCAAGAACGATATTTTCCCGATCAATTCCAGCGTGGAAGTGCGGCTGAAAGACACAGATGCCGATGAAGCCATACTGGAAACCCTTGATGTATCGCAGTTTGTAACACGGCGAGAACAGGCAATTTTGCTAGCCAAATTTTTGTGTCTCAGTAAAAGGTATATTCGTCGTGCCATTGAATTTAGAACATTCCCCACAGACAGCCCTGTATTCCCTGGCGCTTACATTTATGTGGAAATAGGCATGAATCAGTGGAACAATATCTACAGCGGGCGGATCGAAGCTGGCGGAGCCCTTAATGCACCGCTCCCTAAACAGGTGCCAAATGGTACTTATACAGTCTTTGTGTATCGCGGCGGTCAAGGTACTAAGCAGTTCAGTAACGTCACTGTTTCTGGTGGTGTTGCTCCGGCCTTAAAAAGCTACGAAGATGCCCTGTTTGTACTGGGGCGGTCGGTCAAAAACAAACGTGTCTTTCGTGTTACAGAAGTCAGCATGGACGAAGAGGGCGAGACCACCATCAAGGCTGTGGAACACCCCACTGATTCGGACGGACGATCCCTGATCGCTAAGCGTTTGATTGGATCTGACGAGTTTTACGTCGATGGACGACTCGGCTAGACTTTTGCTAAACGCTTACAGGCTGTGATATGGGTTTCTACACCGGACGCACAGGCGCTCTTTATTTAAGAAGCTCGGATACCAGTGGCGGCGTAACACCACTGGCCCAAGACAAGGCATTGAAGTTGCGCGATTGGTCGCTTGAAACCAACCTTGAGTTGCTGGAAATCACGACCGTTGATACCGCCGTTAAGAGCTATACCCCCGGCGCTGTTAGCGCCACCGGCAGCGCCACTGTTTTGTACTACAGACGTGAAGGCACCACTTCAACCGAGCCCGGTGTGCAGTTTGATCAGTTTTTGAACAAAGTAATGAAAACCAGTACGGCTGGCGTAACGGAAGATGATCGAGTTACGATTGTGCTGCGTGCTGGCACACAACCCGGATCTGGAGTCGATATTAAAGATGATATTGCTTTCAACGCTTACCTTACAAACGCATCAATTTCCGTAAGCACTGGCGAGCTTACTTCCGTGGCGCTGCAGTTCACCGTTGATGGTCCGTTCAGGGAATTGATTGACGCATGACGTATTTTTTAGGGCATTACGGCAAAGTCAAGCTGAAGCGCAAAAGCACACTGGCGTTTCGCACTGAGGTGTCGCCCGCAGATGTCAATACGACGCTTAATCGTTTTAGTTTTGACGGTTCGACTGAAAACCTGCTAACTGGCGATCAGCTTCGCATCGTCACTGACGACCCACGGGGACTGGATTTCCTTCCTACGTCCACATGGCCTGATGGGGGTGGTGCAACATTGAATGAAGTAGTTGCCTATTCAAATATCAACGAGATTGGCGGCATCCGGTTGTTCGAGTATTTTTCAGAAGCTGTCAATAACGACCGCACAAGGGAGTACCCGCTTGAGTCTTTTGCTGGCAACCCAATCCCAGTAGACGTAAGTGTTTATGGCAGCGTGGAGCGTGTACTGGGTGATGTAGCTGGCTTCACTTTTAACACTGATCGTGAGGCGTTGGACACAACAACGATGTCCGACCGTTTCAAAAGAATGTACTCTGCCGGACTAATTAGTGGTTCCGGTTCTATTGACTGTCTCTTTAATACCCAAAACAGCGGACTGACAGAAAATTCTCTGCTGATGCTGCAGCTAATCAACCGCACCGAAATAGGTAGCGAGTTTAGCTGCTTTCTTCAGTTAGTTGAAAGCGATAACTATCCCGGCACACAAGATGTGTATTACGAGTTTGACGCGATGGTAACTCGCACTGGCGTGGAGGTACAACCAGATCAAGTCATCAACTGCGCGATTGACTTTGTTACCACTGGCGAAATTAGACTGCTGATCGGTGAACCGTCCGGCTACGTCCTTAAGGAAGACGACGACCGTATACAGTTGAATCAGAGCCTTGACTTCCTGCTAACGGAACTGACGGACTAAACTGCTAGAAGACTCGCCGTTCCTGGAGCTGACGTGTGGCTGACCAGCGGATAACCCAGCTAAACCAGCTTGCCGAGGCCGACGTAGCGGCTATCGACGTTTTGCCGATTGTAGATATTTCGGCAAGCGAGACCAAGAAGGTCACGGCCAAAGACCTGTTTGAAGCTGGCGCCACACTTGCTGATAACAGCAGCATCGACCTCGCCAAGCTCAATCAAAGTAGTACAACAAAGATTGGCACTACAGCGTTAGCCGACGATGCCGTAACAGCAGCAAAGCTGGCAGACGACAGCAGCATTGTTTACGACTCCACTGAACCTGTAGCCGATAATTTTGAAGGCCGTGGCTACGTCAACAGCACCAGCAAAAATCTCCAAGTTTGGGACGGTAGCGCATTTCAGCAAGTTGTAGCGCCTACCGCTGGTATTGAAGACGGCGCTGTAACGACCAACAAAATCGCTGACAACGCAGTTACCACAGTAAAAGTTGATGCTGCTGGTCTTGGTACTGCGGCGATAGCAGACGACGCTATTACTTCAACAAAAATTCTTGATGGCACCATTGCGTCTTCTAACTTTGCCCCTGGAGCAGTAGATACTACTGCTATTGCTGACGATGCTGTTATCACTGCAAAAATTGCAGATGGCAACGTCACAACCGACAGCCTCGCTGACGATGCTGTCACTGGCGCAAAGCTTGCTGACGATTCCGCGACTGTCGTTGACACAACTAATCCGTCTGGATCTGGCGATTTTGTTGGTCAGCAGTGGATCAATGCAAACACGGGGCTCACTCAAATCTGGGATGGTACGGAATGGATTGATTCAAAAGCAGTTCAGACGATAACTTTTACAGACTCCACTCCAATTACATTTGCCGTTGCTTACCCCACTTCTACCAGTGCGGAAGTAACTACCACGCTTGATACGCAGGCTGCTGCGTCTGTATTTGCCGGTCCCATTTCTGGTGTTGATGCAGAGCCCAGCTTCCGTGCATTAGAGCCAACTGACCTTCCCATTGCCGAGGTCGGCACAGTTGGCGTTGTACAGCCTGGCACTGGACTTAATATTGACGGTGCTGGCACACTCAATCACCTTAACAGTGTTACCGCTGGCACCTATACAAAGGTAACTGTTGACGCGCAAGGTCACGTTACAACTGGTGATGTTATTGCTTCCGAGGACATTCCCGATCTTGATGCCAGCAAGATCACATCAGGAACTTTTGGCAGTGCTTTTCTGGCAGAAAACAGTGTTACCGCCGAACAGCTTGCTGATAATGGCATCGCTCAAGTAAGCCAAACAGCTCCTGTACCGCAATTTTCTGGTCAATGGTGGGTAAACCCCAGCGACCGATCTACCTACATCTGGGTGGGTAGTGTTGCCGCCACGCTGGAAGAAAGTAATGGTTACTGGTTAAACCTCGGTTACGGCAATCTCCAAAACGAAAACCTGCGATTTGCGGGCACTTATGACGGTTCTACAAACCTGATTGAAACAGTTACGCAGTATTCAACACAAGCAGGTTTAGATTCTGGAGACGCATTAAATGCTCCGGCTGAATCTAATAACGGGCTTTATTACATCGTTACTACGGCGGGTACGGGAAGCGGTTTTGCCCCTGTAGGCAGTTTGGCTGCTGGAGATTGGATTGTTTCTTTGGGGCAAGGCTCCAACTGGGAACTGCTTGACTTCGCTTCTGTAGTGGCTGGCGTGTCGGATGATGACGTTCTCGTTAATGGAGCGGCGCTTTCCCCTTCAGCTCCCTCTATTGCCACGCAAGAGGATTACAACGAGAACGTATGGGGAAGAGTTCAGGTAGCAACATCTTCGGCGTATGGGATTGTTAGAGGATCAACTGAAGTGGTTGTAGCAAGCGGCACTGGCATTATGAGCATTGGAATTATTGACGATGGCACCTATTGATCATGCAGCGCACGCAAAGCTTAATCTATAGCGGCCCTGAAGTGCCTATTGGTGGAAATCCGGGCGAGGTACTTGTAAAAATACAAGGCAGTAATTACTACACTGCTTGGCGCGATTTGTCTTTTGTATTAGACCAATATGACGTAACGCTAGACGACGGCGAGTACTAAGTCGCTACACTGAAGCCAT